AAAGTTGAGAACTGAGTTAGCAGCCACACAATCTCAGTTCTCAACTTTAACTACATCGGTTGCGCTGGACATCAAGTATCTGTCAAATACTTACTTGAACGGATATGCGGAGTATTTTCAGCGCGGAAATCAGAGCGCATACAAACCATCAGAAGCACCTGCGGTAGAAAATCCCATCATTACAGAAAAGACGGAGTCTGATGGGGTGGTTACAAAATACGCCGTAGATTCTAGAATAAATCAGATCATAAAAGATAGTGTGCTAACAGATGGAAACTTTGGTGCTATAGGGCTAACGACAACAATAAGGCGATAATATGTTTTTGGGTAGGGATCAGTTTGTATGGTGGATAGGCGTTGTCGAAGGGAACTCGGACCCTGCACTTTTAGGTAGAGTTCAGGTTAGAATATTTGGATACCATTCCAGCAAAGACTCTAATGAGATTCCCACAGAAGATCTTCCTTGGGCGCCATCATTGTTTGCATCAAATGTACATGGTGCGTATGGGAGACCGAATGTCGGTGATTGGGTAGTAGGTTTCTTTTTAGATGGCAACGATGCACAAGAACCTGTTGTTATGGGAATTCTGCCTGGCAACGTAGAATCCAATTTAGGGCCAACAGGGAATAAGTGGTCTGCAGAAACCAAAAGATCATTCCCATCAGTATATTATTCAGTGACAAATGAAACTAACAGGAATGATTATATCCACGAAATCGATAATAAAGTTAAGTTTCAGATGAGTGGTGATGACGAAAGAGTAAGAATAAAAGCCAAATCCATTGAATTTGAGTTAGATGACGGTAGTGTTATCACAGTAAAACAAATTAAAGATGCTTTGGGTATCTAGTAATAAATATTATAAATACCCTTATGGATAGGCTACACTGTTATTTAACCACATTGTCAAGGAAATGTCAAGTAAAAAGTGAGGAATATTATGACAAACCATGAAGTTTTAGTAGATCTTTTTGAAACATATTTGATAGAACGTGATAAGTTTGTGGAAAAAGGTGTTAAAGTGTCAGCTTCTAGGGCGAGAAAGGCGTTATCAGAAATATCCAAATTGACTAAAGAGATTCGTAAAGAAATTCAAGAGATGAAAGAAGGTTCATAAATCTTATGGCAGAACTGTACTCAGACTTATCGCTAAATTTTATTGCTAACCCAAGCTCGGGTGAGGTTCGAGCGATCTCGGGTGAACGTGCCGTAAAATCTGCATTGCAAAATTTGCTTAGAACTCCAGTAGGCACCAAGCCATACAATCCTAAGTACGGAACTCTTATTTATGACCACATATTCAAGCAGCAAGATTCTAACACAGAAGAATTGATTATTAAGGATCTTGAGTATGCTATAAATAAGTTCGAGCCTAGGGTTAAACTTATAGCAATAGAAGCTAATATGGAAGACTATGGGATCAATATCATAATAGAATATTATGTCGATGGGTACTCAACAAAACAAGAAATAAATACAGTAATTAATAGAGCATAAAATGGCTAACGATACAAACTTAAAAGTTGATGGGTTGGAGTACGGTGATATCAGGAGCAATCTTGAGCAATACCTGAAGGGGCAATCGACATTTTCGGATTACAATTTCGAATCTTCTGGTATATCAAATTTGTTAGACCTGTTGGCGTACAACACATACTACAACTCTTTCTACACCAATATGGCATCGGCAGAATCTTTTCTTAGCACAGCACAAAAAAGATCTTCCGTTACTGCGTTGGCGGACACATTGGGGTATGTTCCTAGATCTGCTACTTCTGCTAATTTGCCTGGCACGATTACTGTCACACCTACAGGAACTCCGGCGACGGTTTCCGTTCCTTACGGAACAAAATTTAAAGCTTCGATTGACGGTGTTTCTTATGTATTTTCTGTTTCAGAATCATTAGTTATAACTCCAACGTTGGGTGTGTATAGTTTGAGCAATGTTACTCTGAAAGAAGGTACGTACACATCAGAACAATATCTTTATGACGCAAGCAACCCAGAGAAAAAAATAATCATAAACAACGCAAATGCTGACACGTCAACATTACGGGTTCGTGTTGTTAACTCCAGCACAGATTCTACGGTTAGATCTTTCACCTTGGCATCTTCTATTATCAGTGTAGATTCCTCATCTTTAGTATATTATATCAAAGAAATTGATGGGGGAAAATTCGAGTTGGCATTTGGTTCTGGTTCCTTGGGGCAATCGTTAGATGATGGTAACATAGTCTATCTTGATTACATCGTAACAAAAGGGGCTGCTGGAAATGGTATTCTGAATGTAACATTAGAAGACGATATTGTTGGTGTCAGCGCGGCGACCTTTGCGGCTACGGAGTTTTCTTCTGGTGGGGAAAGTGTTGAGAGCTTAGACTCGATCAAATTTAATGCACCAAAAGCTTATGCCTCGCAAAATCGAGCAGTTACTGCAGAGGATTATTCTGCATTGGTTTCTCAGCAAGCAAATGTTTCTTCAGTACTTGTGTGGGGTGGGGAAGATAATGATCCTCCAGCATACGGTAAAGTTTTTATTGCTATTAGACCGTCGGTGGGTGAAGTATTGACACCAACAGAAAAGCAGATCATTATTCAAAATATTATCAACCCAAAAAAAGTATTGACGGTATCTACAGAAATTGTGGATCCAGAGTACATCTACCTGACTTTGGCTATTACAGCAAATTTTGACCCAGATCAGACCATTGCTACAGAAGCAAGCTTAAAGGATACTATTGCGGACACTGCCATCAGTTATAACGCAAATAATCTAAATAAATTTTCCAGATACTTTAGATATTCTGAGTTGTCTCGTGCAATCGATACTTCTGAGAGGTCTATTCTAAGTTCAGATCTTACTGTGAGGATGAGAAAGGAATTTGACGTGCAGCTGAATTCGTCAGCGAAATATACTATCAGTTTTTCTAATGCTATAAATAGTACAACACAAAATCGACCAATAACCCATCCATACAATGTAGGAAATCAAGTTTCCTCAAATACGTTTAGTTATGGTGGGTTTTCTAATTGTTTCTTAGAAGACAATGGTGGGCTTATTCGTATTTTTCGGGTAAATGAGGCCGGAGATGCTATTGGTGTTGCTCAGAATGTAGGAACTATCAATTACGTCAGTGGGCAAATCGTATTAGATGACTTCCAGCCTACAGCAATTGGCGATGGTGGTGTTACGTTGCGGATAACCGCAGTGCCGCAGAATAAAGACGTTCTCCCACTTAGGGGGCAAATCGTAGCCATTAAAGATACGGATATATCAGTGAGTCTTGTAAACGATAAAACAATCAGCTTAGTTAATCGATAATGTCAAATGATGTAACAAACAAACCTTCGCTTTCGGTAGATACTTTACTGCCGTTACTCGATACCGACAACTTCCAGACGTTTCTGCAAGCGTACTATGAATGGATGGAGTCTACGCGGATCACGTATGTGAATGCGTCGGGAACTTTTGTCGTTGGTGATGTAATCACTGGGCAAACCAGCAACTCTAAGGGGCAAATAAAACATGTAGGCGATGGGTTTATTGTCTTAAAGATGTCAACAAAGACATCCTTTGATATTGCGGAACTAATTCAAAACGCATCCTCGGTTACAGCTACGGTAAGTAAATCTGAAGATAACGTCTTACGTAAAGCTGACAGACTGATAGAAAACAAATCTTTTGACGAAGGCTCCGGGCAATATTTTGAGTACCTGAAATCTGAACTGAATAGGGGCATTCCCACTATTACAGAATCCGACAGAAGGTTGGTCGGCAAGAAAATCAAAGACTTCTACTCTGCGAAAAGTACAGAAGATGCTTATCGATATTTTTTCAAAGCGGTATTTAATGACGATGTTATTTTCCGGTTTCCGGGCGACGAAATCCTTCGTGTATCAGACGGAAGATTCGAAAAAACTTCTATACTGAGAGCGAGTACCACATACGATGCTGGTGAAGGTGACGGACCTCAACCAGTAAGCGTATTCACGTTCCTCAATAAAACTGTTCGCGGTAGAACGAGTAACGCTGTTGCTAACATTATCGATATTCGTATTACTTATTTGGGTGGAGTTGAGTTTGCTGAGTTTACGCTTTCGTTAGTTTCTGGAGAATTTACCGGAGGCGAAGAAGTTTTTGCTGTTGATGATTCCACTTTAGTAACAACAATTTACGGGTTGGTTTCTGGATTCAATATTACGAATGGCGGTTCTGGCTACTCTATCGGAGATAGTGTAAACATTTCCGGAAATGGATTTGAAGCTAGCGCCAGTGTGTCTTCTATCAACTCTGGCGCTATAGAGAGCATAACAATTGATAGCGTCGGGTATGGATATCAATTAGGAACTCGTGCAACTGTAGACAATACAAATACTGGCGGCACAGGCCTTGTCGTAGAAGTTACTGGAATTAAAAACACTTATGATATTGGTGGATATACTGTAGGTGAAATTTCAGAAATTACAATTTTAAATCGGGGTGAGGATTATTTTGCTGCACCAATACTATCTCTAACCGATACTGTTATATCATCTATTGGTGCGTTGACCGACAAACTTATTACA